CAATCTCATCCTCGTGGGTGAAATTGTGCTGTGTCTCGCTTTTATAGGCTACCCATCTGTTATCTCTGGTTTTCAACGTGTGGATGTTTTTAGCTTTCATCCACTTTAGCCGTGGGGACTCTTCTTCTGGTAATTCTGGGAATAAATTCATAAAATCTCAGTTTTAAGTCTTCCTACTTCCACGCCTTTCAGCGTTTTAATTAAGCAATGCTTAACATTTGCCATGTCTGACAATACGGCGGATAGATATTGCATATCGGCTTCATCGTTGAAGAAATATAGCGTGGTAATCGACTTGAATCCATTTTTCTCAGCTTCTTCTGGGGTATATGTTGGTGGTTGCTTCATGTAGTTAATTTGCGTTATTGGGTGAATGTATGCAAGATTATTTTTTCACTCTGGAGCATCTACTCGACTCCTGAAATATCGGGTGTTATAGCTGCTTCCTGGCTTCGACTCACGACATTCTACTCCTGCCATGAGACTATTGCCATATTCAGCATCTACTTTCTCCTTGGAAAGCCAAAGTTCCTTAGTGCGAAAGTGTGGACAAGCAACTAAATATTTTCTCTCATCAGGATTCCACCCGATAATTTCCTTGTCGTAGTATTGCGTCCCGATTTCTAGCGGTGTGTCGTCAAAAATACTCATCAGAATGGCGGTGGATCGTTTTCAGTTGTTCCCGTGTATCCCAACTTTGGCTCGTAGAATGATATCCAGCCGCTCCAGTCGGGCGATACTGGCACGCCCTCCAGCTTTAAGGTGAGTTTACCCTCATCGCTCTCGAAGACGGCTCCCACGGTCAGGTAACGCTTTTTCTCGGTTCCATCCTTTGCCGTGTATTTGCCCACGGTGGCGACTGCATCATATTTTTTTTTCATAGTGGTATAGTGAGCGTGTAAGATGCGCTCCCCCTGTTTTGGTTTATAGGTATGCGGGTTTCTCGATAGTGGTAATTCCCTCATGCTGTCGCGGCCATGTATCCGTAGCACAGCAAGCTTGCCATTTCGCAAGTGCGTTCATGTAACCGATGCGCCCCGCCTCGATCAGTTCGGTGGAGACTTCCACCCATGCCGATTCGTGCGGTGCATCCACCTCGAGGAAGCATATTACAAAGCGTGTGCGTTTCTCACCGCTCGCTGCATTCCACAGGTCAAGATAGAGTGCAGCTTGCCAGTGGTAGCCTCGGTCGATGATAGTGCTGGTAATGTTCCGAAGACTCCCGATTTTCGCAGTAGTTTTCAGATCCACCAGCAAATCGAGATTGTCAGGCACGAGGTCAATCATGCCTTTAATCTCTGTGGCGCCGATAGTGGCAAAGACTGCCACCTCAGATTTGTAACCTCCTGCAAAGCGTTGCGCGTAGTCCTCGGAGAAAACCATTTCACACCCTCCAGCAGCGCGGATGTCGGCATCTGTGGCAATCATCTTGCCCATTGCTCGCGCATCGTCTCTCCACTCTTGCGCTGCCTTCGTTCTGAAGTCGGAGTAAGGGGACACCGCTGCAATTTCATCCATCGGGATATTCGGCTCTAGTATCGCTGCATGAATCAGCGTTCCTAGATCCATAGCGCGGGTTGACTCTTTTCCCGTGCTGTGCCGCCATTTGTAGGGGGATTGGTTAAAATCCCACAATAGAGACTTACTGACAGGTGCGGCGAGGTTTGTAGGCGATGCGGATCGCATATAATACGCTCTGCCTAAGTTGTATTCTATTTGTGCGTTTTTCATGCTTCCCCCTTTCTTGCTTCAATCATTGCGTCTGCGTATCCATAGCAGCTTTTCGCGGCTTTCTCACAGGTGTAGAAGCTGCAATCCAAAGCGTTGATGTTCCGCCCTGCGAGAAAGCCTTGCAAAGCCGCCGCCGCGAAGTAGTCGCGTATGGACATGCCTGGTTGCTCAAATAACTCTGACGGAAAAGCTGCCCCGCCATCTTCAATCTTTCTCATGCCTCACCTCCTTTCGCTGCGGCTTTAGCTTTGATTGCAAACGCTTTGTCAATGCTGGCGATTTTATCAGTGGTTAGCTGTGCCACCGCCGTTACGCCATAGTGCTTTAAAAATGCTGATTCGTCGATGGCTAGAGCCTCGATGTTTTCGCGGATTCTGGCGGCTTCCCCGCTGGAAATAAGCGGATAGACGGCAGGGCGGTTATGCGCGGCAGATTGCCCATCATCGTCCTCCTGGGCAACTCCACAGACTGCCGCGAGCGAATAGCGTCGAAGATAGGTTGTTGACGCTCCTACGCCTTGCCCATCCATTTTAGCTGGGACGCAGGACATAGTGCCGTAGATGTAACCGCCTCCGCTGTGAGCGATTGTGGTGGTCACATGACAGATTGCGCCGTCAAACGAGGGCGATTGTATGACTGATAGTCCATTCGCCGCCAAGACGGGGCGGACAGTGTTTAAGACCTCGGCAAGGTCGGCGTATTTGCTCTTAAAGTGAGGGTTAAGGCTTCCTTTAGTGGCGTTTTCGACTTCGCCCTGCATTTTAGCGAGGGCGGTAAACAATTCTGGTGTGCTGTGTTCTAGGTTCATTTTTCTGTATTTTCTTTGCTAAGGGTTTTGATTTTGTCAGTAAGCCAATCAAGAAGTTTTACTAGTTCTGGAGAACTGAAAACAACTGCAGCGCGAAAATCTTCAATTGCATATTGCAGTAAAAGTTTCGCCTGATCTTCTGTTAAATTCTGTATTTCTTTCATGGTGTTCATTTGTTGATTGCTTGGCTTACGCCTCGCAGGTGTTGTTTTTAGTGGTTTCTGTGGTTTGTTCAAGTATAATTTGTGAGTATTTTTCTAATATCTTGCGCATTTGCTCCTTCGAGTTTTCGCAATAGTGCAACCTCTCGTAGATTTTCCGCCGTGCGTAAAAAGCAGCGGTGTGATGCGTGCGGTTTACGATTTCGGCGGAGTCCTGGAGTGAGTGAGATTCGCTCCAGAGCGTCATGACGATTTGCCTGGCTAATGCCTCGGCGTATCGTTTGCGCTTGCCTAAGATGTCATCAGGAGTAACCCCAAGGACATCAGCGGCGGATTGTAACAGTGCTTTCTGGCAGGTGATTAACATATGGCGAGTAGTTGTTTGCGTAAATTGTCCGAAATAATCATAGTGGAGTCGATCGCAGACGCGAATCGGTCAACGTGCATTTCGGAGCAGGTCAGCACAAAATTTACGCGATCATTAGTGGGTGGAATGATTTTGTAATACGTGCCGACTAGTTTTTTAGTCTGCACGTCCTTTGTTTTGCTGTCGGTGAGGATTACAAGGGGGTCTTCTGTTTTCTGGTATAATATCATATATTTTGAGTTGGCTTATGCCATATCCCCTTTCGGGGATTTCGATCTTTGCCTGGATCATTGCCAATCTCGCCTTGCTTTGCTCCCTTGCGGGCTACTTTAGAGGAAAAATACTCTAACATAATGCAAGCTGCAGCCATTGAAGAATAAGGGAATATGAAAATAAATGAAATATTTATTAAAATGTTATAGACAATGTCGAGATATTTGGTAACTTGTCCTCGCCGCGATGAATACAGCGGTGAATACAACTCCAACCATAACACACCATGACAAAATCACACTTCGCCGCCCTTTGTGCAATCCGCTACATCGATCCCAATATCGCGATCGAGAATGAAAACATAATCGAAGCACTTGAAAACGGAGCATGCACGCAAGAAATTGAAGAAATCCTCGAAAACGAATTTTAACCCGCCACTGATGATATCCTAGGCAAGGACGAAACGCCGCAAGGCGTCTGGCAATGCCAATTAACAATATGAACACAATCACTACTCAAAAAACAGTTACCTTAGCATATTATTCGGGGAATTACGCCCTTGATTGTCCCGCGACAACGGGCGAATGGTCCGGAGACACCTTCACTGCTGCAGATGGCACTAAGTGGACTGTCGATCATGCCGACGATAGCCCTCATCCCTCAATTGACGGCACGGACACGCATTACCTGCTGCCACTAAGCCACTGACGAGCCTCCAGGCATGAGGCGAAACGCCGCGAGGCGTCTGGCAATGCCAACACAACTACTACTTGAATATGAAAAAGACACTGAACACATACGACATCGCAAACGAACTTCTCGCAGACTCCCACGCCGCATGGTCACGCGCTGGAGCTTTCTCCCTTGCTGAACACCTGCAAGAGTTGGAGGAATCTACTGGAGAGGAGCTAGATCTTGATGTTGTAGCTATTCGCTGCGACTTCTCAGAATACACATCGCTGCAAGAGTGGGTAATTGATTATTTCCGCGATGAGTCACAAGCGGCTGATGCACTAAGTCTCGACTTAGACATGGACGGTGTGACGTTCACCAACGATGAGGATGAGATTGAGGAGGCAATCAGCGCATACATCCAGGATCGTGGCGTGCTGATCGAATTTGACGGCGGTGTAATTGTCTCCAGCTTTTGAGTGATTGCATCGCCCGTTGCCCTCTCCACGGGGAGGGCATAGGGCGGCGCAAACACCGCAATACAATACAATTATGAAAATCACGACACAGAAAACAATACGCGCCCAATTTTGGGCATCTCATCCCGATCTTGAATCTTACGCTCTCATGTGGGGTATCAAGACAGCCCCACAAAATAGACACAACACAGACACCCGCACGGCCTTTTGCGACTATGTCGACAGCCTTGCCAAGTCTGGCATGATATCCGAAAAACTAGCCTCACGCGCTACATTGTAAAACAATACAGCACAACACAACACAACACAGCACAAAAATGAAAATTAACGACAATAAACTTGCTCAGATCGAAATCCTGCTTGATAACTCAGGCGGCATCACAATCCAAAACACAGATACCAAAGCTGTCTGTCACTTTGTCGATCACTATGCGGCCGCCGATGATATTAAGGCAATTTATAATGGCGACGATATGAGCGAATGGGAGTACAGCGATCCAGAATATTACATAACCGACGAGTATTATAGCCAGCACGCGCCTAACGGCGGAATCCGCATTATTGGCAGAGATGCACTCGAAAAGCTACTCGTTAACGCATAACCACTATCACAGAGACCGTACACAGCACACCACAAGAAAATTATGAAAACACTATCAACACTTGCAGCCCTTGCCCTCACCCTTGCAGCCCTGCATTACGCAGATGACGCGCCGATTCCCGCGCCGTACGAACCGGGAGATTCCGAAGCTCGTGTGCGCGCCTTTATCGTCGGTGACATCGATCACATAGATGAGGCGGATCTATACAGCCCGACCGTATCCGATGGGCTACGCGCCGCCGCCATTGACCAATAAAAACAAAACAATACAAATTATGAAAAAAGAAGAAAAAATTCTCGCCTATAAAATTGTAGGACACAAAACCAGATATACCACCTGCAAGAAACAAGCTGAAGGACTAGCAGCTTATCATTGCGGCAACATATCAGAGAAAAAAATACTAGTTCCCTTTTCCTTGCTGGTATCAAAATTTGACGAGGATTATGTAATGCAAGAAAACTAAGCAACACAACACAACACCGAAAACAATGAACACACCGCCACAGAAACCACCGACAAGGGAGAGCGTAGAAGCTGCGCAACGATTCGCCGCTAGCTTGCCAGCTTTGCCAGTATTACCAGAGCATAAACCACAGTCTAGCGACTACGAGCGAGGATTTGGCGATGGTTACCTAGCAGGATTTTCAACGGGATACCAAATGGGAGTTAGAAAGCTGACTCTCCCACTATGTTTAACACAATCCAGCCACTGATGAGATCCTAGGCTAAGGGTCGAAACTCCCGCATGGGAGTCTGGCATAGCCAACACAACTCAACGTAACACAAAAAAACATGAAAACAGAAATCACCACTACTCACTGCCTGAACAACTACGAAAATTTTTACACTCACAGAAGCGCATACCAAGAAGGTTATCTTGCATTTACAAGCGATGAAGATGTATGTATTTACAGCGTTCCATATACTGGTTATTATTTTGACCAATGGGTAAGCGGATACAACGCAGCAAAAGAGGACAACTAACCCTCACCATCCTAGCACTATGAATGAAAGCATAATTAACGAGCTTTATATTGCTCTCAGCGTATTAGAGCAACGAGAAATCGATCTTGCCATGCTAGGCAGGGTAGAGCATAGAAACGCCGTGAGACTGGCAATGCTGCCGATCAAACGAGAAATCAACAAGCTTGAGAATAGAGAAATTTACCCTGAAGCAAGCCACTGACGAGCCTAGGCAATAGGCGAAACCCTACGGGGTCTGGCACACGCCAACTCAAAATATATGATATTATACCAGAAAACAGAAGATCCCCTTGTAATCCTCACCGACAGCAAAACAAAAGACGTACAGACAAAAAAACTAGTCGGCACGTATTACAAGATCATACCACCCGCTAATGATCGCGTAAATTTTGTGCTGACCTGCTCCGAAATGCACGTTGACCGATTCGCCTCCGCAATCGACTCCACTATGATCATTTCGGATAACCTCCGCAAACAACTACTCGCCATATGTTAATCACCTGCAAAAAAACGCTGCTACAATCCGCTGCAGATGTCCTTGGTGTGACTCCTGAGGACATCCTAGGCAAGCGCAAACGCTTCACAGAGGCATTAGCCAGGCAAATGGTCATGACACTCTGGAGCGAATCTCACTCACTCCAGGACTCCGCCGAAATCGTAAACCGCACCCATCACACGGCAGCTTTTTATGCGCGGCGGAAAATCTATGAGCGATTGCACTATTGCGAGCAATCAAAAGAGCAAATGCGCAAGATATTAGAAAAGTATTCACAGATTATACTTGAACAAACCACAGAATCCAGTAAAACAAACACCTGCGAGGCATGAGCCAAGCAAAAACCAAATGAACACTATGCAAGAAATACAGAACCTAACAGAAGAACAAGCCAAGCTATTGCTGCAATATGCAGTAGAGGACTTGGACCTTATGATAGCCATGCCAGCACCAGAAATAGACTCAAAAAGGCTGCAATGGCTTACTGATAAAATCAAAACCCTTAGCAAAGAAAACACAGAAAAATGAACTTAGAACACAGCACACCAGAATTGTTTACCGCCCTAGCTAAAATGCAGGGAGAGGTAGAAAACGCCACAAAAGGCTCGCTAAATCCACATTTCAAATCGAAATATGCGGATCTAGCCGAGGTCTTAAACACCGTGCGCCCCGTATTGGCAGCGAACGGATTATCAGTGATCCAATCGCCCTCATTTGACGGTGCAATATGTCATGTGACCACCACTATCGCTCATAGCGGTGGAGGGTATATTTTCGGCACTATGTCATGCGTCCCCGCGAAAATGGACGGGCAGGGCGTAGGAGCGAGTACGACCTATTTGAGGCGGTATAGCCTTGCCGCCGTGTGCGGGGTAGCCCAGGAGGACGATGACGGGCAATCTGCCGCGCACAATCGCCCTGCCGTCTATCCGCTCATTTCCAGCGGTGAAGCTGCCAGAATCCGTGAGAACATCGAGGCCCTCGCCATCGACGAACCCGCATTTCTGAAGCACTATGGCGTAACAGCAGTCGCACAGCTAACCACTGACAAAATCGCCAGCATCGACAAAGCATTTGCAATTAAAGCTAAAGCCAAGCCATGAAAAACGCACAAATAGAATACAACCTAGGCAGGGCGTATTATATGCGCTCCGCATCACCGACGAACCTGTCAGCACCTGTCAGCAAGTCTCTGCTATGGGATTTTAACCAATCGCCCTACAAATGGCGGCACAGCACGGGCAGGGAGTCAACACGCGCGATGGATCTAGGAACGCTGATTCATGCAGCGATACTAGAGCCAAACATCCCGATGGATGAAATCGCCGCAGTATCGCCGTTCTCTGATTTCCGCACTAAAGCCGCGCAGGAATGGCGTGACGATGCGCGAGCCATGGGGAAAATGATTGCTACAGATGCTGACATTCGCGCTGCTGGAGGGTGTGAAATGGTTTTCTCCGAGGACTACGCGCAACGCTTTGCAGGAGGTTACAAATCCGAGGTGGCAGTCTTTGCCACTATCGGGGCAACTGAGATTAAGGGCATGATTGACCTCGTGCCTGACAATCTCGATTTGCTGGTGGATCTGAAAACTACCGCCAAAATTGGGAGTCTGCGGAACATTACCAACACCATCGTAGATCGGGGCTACCATTGGCAAGCAGCACTCTATCTTGACCTGTGGAACGCAGCCAGCGGAGAGAAGCGCACACGCTTTGTGATATGCTTCCTCGAGGTGGAAGCACCGCACGAATCGGCATGGGTGGAAGTCTCCCCAGAACTGATCGAGGCGGGAAGAATCGGCTACATGAACGCACTTGCGAAATGGCAAGCGTGCTGTGCCACGGACACATGGCCGCGCCAGCATGAAGGGATTACCACTGTAGAGAAACCAGCTTACCTATAAACCCAAAAGAGGGGGAGCGCATCTTACACGCTCACTAAACCACTATGAGAAAAAAATATGATGCAGTCGCCACCGTGGGCAAATACACGAAGGACGGAATAGAAAGAAAGCGATATTTGACCGTAGGAGCGGTTTTTGAGAGCGATGAGGGTAAACTTACCCTAAAGCTGGAAGGAGTGCCTGTATCGCCAGATTGGAGCGGTTGGATCTCATTCTACGAGCCGAAGCTGGGATACACGGGAACAACTGAAAACGATCCACCGCCATTCTGATGAGCATTTTTGACGACACACCGCTAGAAATCGGGACGCAATACTACGACAAGGAAATTATCGGGTGGAATCCTGATGAGAGAAAATACCTAGTTGCTTGTCCACATTTTCGCACTAAGGAACTTTGGCTTTCCAAGGAGAAAGTAGATGCTGAATATGGCAATAGTCTCATGGCAGGAGTTGAATGTCGTGAGTCGAAGCCAGGAAGCAGCTACAACACCCGATATTTCAGGAGTCGAGTCGATGCTCCAGAGTGAAAAAATAATCTTGCATACATTCACCCAATAACGCAAATTAACTACATGAAGCAACCACCAACATATACCCCAGAAGAAGCTGATAAAAATGGATTCAAATCAATCACCACGCTTTATTTCTTCAACGATGAAGCCGATATGCAGTATTTGTCCGCCGTATTGTCAGACATGGCAAATGTTAAGCATTGCTTAATTAAAACGCTGAAAGGCGTGGAAGTAGGAAGACTTAAAACTGAGATTTTATGAATTTATTTCCAGAATTGCCAGAAGAGGAGTCCCCACGGCTAAAGTGGATGAAAGCTAAAAACATCCACACGTTGAAAACCAGAGATAACAGATGGGTAGCCTATAAAAGCGAGACACAGCACAATTTCACCCACGAGGATGAGATTG